AGTTGCAGTTGCTCGAAGAACGTTCGAAAAAAATATTGGTGTAAATATTCGCAATCTTCCAAAAGAGGGCGATTTAATTTATCTTCCTGTTCAACAAAAATTATTAGAAATTAAATTTGTTGAAGAGGAAAAAAACTTTTTTCAGGCAGGTAAATCAGCGCCATATATGTATGTGCTAAGTGTCGAGGCGTTTAGATACAATGGTGAATTGTTAAATACTGGCGTTCCTGAGATCGATGAAATTGCTGATAGGGAAGCAGTTTCTGTTGAATATACATTAAATGTTGATGGATCAGGAACGTTCGACGATATGGAAATTGTATATCAGGGCGCATCACTCAATGCTGCAACAGCAAAAGCATTCGTTGCTGATTGGAACAAACCAAATCGAATATTAAAACTTCGAAATATTAAAGGAGTATTCGCATCGAATGTAAACATTATCGGCAATACATCTGGCGCAACATGGACATTAGCCTCTGTAAATCTTATGGAAAATGCAAATGAAACCTTTGATGATAATGTTCGCATTGAAACAGAGGCAGATAATATTGTAGATTGGTCAGAAGCAAATCCATTCGGATCGAGTGACGATTAATGTTATCAGAAAAATACTTTTATCACAGAATAACTCGTAAACTTGTTGTTTCATTTGGAACATTGTTTAACAATTTACGATTAACTCGATATGATAACACAGGAACAACAGAAATTGAACGAATCACAGTACCATTGTCATATATGGCAAAGGAAAAATTCTTTCAACGCATAGAACAAGATCCTAATTTAGATAAAAGAGTTCAAATTACATTACCACGTATGTCATTTGAATTAATTTCTATAACATATGATCCGCTTCGAACTAAATCTATATTTAATAATTCGTATACTTCTAGCAATAACTCAATTGTTAAATCTTCATACGTGGCGCCATATAACTATACATTTCAATTAAACATATATGTTCGTAACACTGAAGATGGTACACAAATTATTGAACAAATTTTGCCATATTTTACGCCAGATTACACTCTTACAATTAATTTGACTGATGGTGTTGGAGAAAAAATTGATGTGCCAATCGTTCTAGAATCGATTGATTATCAAAACTCTGGACAAATTGGAAATTCTGAGGAATTACGCACATTAATTTGGACATTAGGATTTACTGTAAAAGCATATTTGTATGGTCCAATCGAAAATAGAAAACTAATTCGAAAAGTAACCGCAAATACACTAGATTCTACTGTTTTACAAACAGGTGAAAGAAAAATTAATTTAAGTTCTGGTTCGGGAAATTATAAAGTTGGTGAACTTGTATACGAAGGAAAAACAGCGAGCGCCGCAAATGCCTCGGGTTTCGTTAAATCTTGGAATAATGTTGCGAATCAAATTATTATCACAGATGTTACTGGTGTATTGTTAACAGGTAACAAACTTACAGGAGCAGTTACAAATACTGCATATACAATTAATACTTTTGATATTAATGACAATCAATTAGTAAATATAACTGTGATACCAAATCCATCAACAGCGAATGCGAATTCTGATTTCGGATTTACAGAAACTATTGAAGAATATCCAAATATTACATGAGTGAAATTGATAATAAACTAAGTGACATATTAAATACTGATTATATTCCTGTTGTAAAAGACGACAAGCCTATAACAGTTCATCAATCACACACAGAAAATCCAGATGCAGATTACTCGCGTTCAAATTATTATAATTTAATTGAAAAAGGCAACGAAGCATTAGATGGTATTCTTGAAGTTGCGAAAGAATCCAATCATCCTCGCGCATATGAAGTTGCTGCAAATATGATAAAAAATCTCTCTGATGTAACAGAGAAACTTATGATTCTTCAAAAACAGCAGCACGATTTACAACCAAAAGAATTATCACCAACAAATATTACAGTAGATAAAGCAGTGTTTGTTGGATCTACTACCGATTTATTAAAGAAACTTAAAAATGAATCAGCTGAGTAGAATTAAAAATTATCTTGGAAATCCTAAATTAAAGCGCATTAACACACAGCTGCAACTTACAGAGCATCAAGTTCGTGAGTTTATTAAGTGTTCAAAAGATTCAATTTATTTTATCGAAAACTATGTTCGAATTATTACGCTTGATAAAGGATTTGTGCAAATTAAACTTTATCCGTTTCAGCATCGAGCAATTAATGATATTGACAATAATCGCCGTGTAATTGTAAAAGCAGGTCGTCAGGTTGGTAAAACGACGATGGTTGTTGGATACATTCTCTGGTATATTTTATTTAATCAAGATAAATTTGTCGCAATTCTAGCAAACAAAGCTCCTACAGCAAGAGAAATTTTAAATCGCATTAAGGTGGCGTATGAGGCGCTGCCATTGTGGTTACAACAAGGTGTAAAAACATGGAACAAGGGCGACATTGAACTTGAGAATAACTGTCGTGTAATGGCAACCTCGACTGCCTCGAGCGCGATTCGTGGTTATTCTATTTCGTTACTATATCTCGATGAGTTTGCATTCGTACCAAGTAATATTGCTGAAGAATTTTTTACCTCTGTTTATCCAACCATATCCTCTGGTGAAACCTCTAAGGTTTTAATTTCATCTACACCATGTGGAATGAATCACTATTATCGCATGTGGACTGAGGCGACTGAGGGTTTAAATGGATTTAAACACATTGAGGCTGATTGGCGTGAAGTTCCAGGTCGTGATCAAAAATGGGCAGATGAGCAACGCAGAGTTCTGGGTGATGAAAAATTCCTTCAGGAAATGGAATGCGAGTTTATGGGATCTGCAGGAACGCTTCTATCCTCTGCCTCATTAAAATCATTAGCGTTTGTAAAACCTGTGCACACCTCTGACAATGGAATTAAAATTTATGAACAACCGAAACAGGGGCATGTTTATACAATTGTTGCTGACACTTCTCGTGGTAAGGGATTAGATTATTCTGCATGTGTAGTAATCGACTGTACAATTCCGTATAAAGTTGTCGCCTCTTATAAGGATAATAATATAAGCCCACTTGTTTATCCATCGATTCTGAAGAAGATGGGCGACTACTACAATCAAGCATATGCCTTAGTCGAAATAAATGACAATGGACAACAGGTTGTAGATAGTTTATTTGAAGATTATGAGTATGAAAATATTTTATCAACGATTGAAATTAAATCAAAGATTGCACTGACATGGGGTTATGGTAATAAATCGAATCGTGGAATTAGAACCACCAAATCGGTAAAGCGACTCGGCTGTTCTATTCTAAAGAATTTAATTGAACAAAATAAACTAATCATTCAAGATTTTGATACGATTGCTGAGTTGTCAACTTTTATTGCCAAGGGATCCAGCTTCGAAGCTGAAGAGGGTGGGCATGATGATCTCGTAATGTGTCTTGTTCTCTTCTCTTGGATGTCAAATCAATCATTTTTTGCTGATTTGACGAATACAAATTTAAAGGAGCGATTGTATCAAGAACAAATGAAACAGATTGAGGAAGATTCTTTGCCAATGCCCATGGCTGGTCATGTAGATATGGACAATCCAGATTATGATTTTATCTCAAATGGAGCGGTTTGGAAGATCGTAAATCATTAAAAACCTCAATTTACTAAATAAACCGTAATTACTATTTCTCCCAAACAGGAGTAAAACCATGGCATTTTTAGTTTCTCCAGGAGTTAATACTTCTGAAATCGATCTGACAACATCAGTTCCATCTGTCGGAACTTCGACTGGTGCGACAGTTGGCGTGTTTCGTTGGGGTCCAGCAAATACAATTGTGCAAGTATCGAGTGAATCTGACTTACTTCAAAGATTTTTTGCGCCAAATTCAACCACTGCAGAATCTTTTCTCTCAGCAACTAACTTCCTCGCATATGGAAATGATCTTCGTGTAGTTCGTGCAATTAATTCAACAGCAGGATTGACAGCTGCAAACAATGCACTTGCAAACACTGTAAACGCAAGCGGAACAAATGTACCAAGTTTCAGCGGTGTTGTTACAGTAAATGTGGCACAACACTCTACTACAGTCACTGCAAATACAACTAATCCACAAAATAATAAATTTACATTGTTAACAAGCGGAGACTCGGTTACGATTAATGGTGTTTTAAGAACAGTTGCCGCTGTAACTGATGCGAATACGTTTACTGTAAATTCAAATGTTGGATTCTCTGTTGCTGCAGCAATTTCAGACGCTACTCTCTTCGCGAACACTGGTATCGCAAGACCAGATGCTTTCGTAACAATCGCGAATGATGAAGATTACTTTAATACGCACTATGGATCATCTAACGGATCTGTGCAATTTGTAGCACGTTATCCTGGAGAATTAGGAAATTCGTTAAAAGTTGAAGTATGCGCTAAAGAATCTGCGTTTACAGGATGGATGTATGCACCGTTGTTTGACGAGGCACCGAATACATCCAATTACGCTACGGTAACGCACTCAGCGCCAAATGTTAAAGACGAATTACATATTGTTGTCGTTGATCAAGATGGATTAATTTCTGGAGTAGCGAATACTGTTCTTGAGCGTTATTCGAACTTATCTAAAGCAACAGATGCTCGCGGTGACGATGGATCATCGATTTACTATAAAGAAGTTTTATATCGAAACTCTCAGTGGATTTACTGTTTTGGACATCCGCATGGATCCAATGTTGCGAATACATATGGTCAAACGATTACTGCTGTTAAAAATAGTGGAGATGGTAAATTTTTTGAACCTGCAGCTGTTTCCTCATTCTCGCTTCAAAATGGAGCAGATGGAATAGTAACTCAATCAGCTATAACAACAGGAATTGGGTTGTTTAATAATACAGAAAAAGTTGACATCTCATTGCTCTTTGCTGGAGATTGCGGCGCTGGTGCAAACGCATCGATAAACACCGTAACAGTTGCAAATGAATACTTATCCGTTGCAACAGCTCGTAAAGATTGTGTTGCATTCGTATCACCCGCATATGCAAATGTTGTTGGTGCGCAAGCCTCTGCAACTGCGATCGTTAATTATCGCAATGCATTGACTAGCACCTCTTATGGTGTAATGGATTCGGGTTGGAAGTATCAGTATGACAAATACAATGATGTTTATCGTTGGATTCCAGGTAATGCTGATGTTGCTGGTCTCTGTGTTCGAACAGATCTGCAGCGCGATCCGTGGTTCTCGCCAGCTGGCTTAAATCGTGGTCAAATTCGAAATCTTGTAAAACTTGGATTAAATCCAACGCAAGCAGAACGTGATACACTGTACAAGGGTGGTGTAAATCCGATTGTCTCATTCCCAGGAGAAGGAACAGTTCTCTTTGGAGATAAAACTTTACAAGGACGCCCGAGTGCATTCGATCGTATTAATGTTCGTCGATTGTTTATCGTCTTGGAAAAGGCGATTTCTATCGCTGCAAGATCAAGTCTCTTTGAGTATAATGATGAATTTACAAGAGCGCAGTTCGTAGCACTTGTAGAGCCATTCTTAAGAGATGTGCAAGGTCGTCGTGGTATCTTTGACTTCCGTGTTGTTTGCGATGAAAGCAATAATACAGCAGGAGTTATCGACCGCAATGAGTTCATAGGCGATATCTATGTTAAACCAGCAAGAAGCGTAAACTTCATTCAATTGAACTTTGTCGCTGTTCGAAGTGGTGTAGCGTTTGACGAAATCGTTGGTCGCTTCTAATAAATAGAATAGAATAAAGTCAGGAGAATACAATGGCTTTTAATGTATCTGAATTTCGTTCTCAAATGCAATTCGATGGCGCTCGCGCTAATCTCTTCGAAGTTGAGATGAATTTTCCCGCCTTTTCTTTACCAGGAAATGCTGCGAGAAAATTGCGTTTTTTATGTAAGACTGCACAAATTCCAGGATCAACAGTAGGAATTGTTCCAGTTCAATACTTCGGTCGTGAAGTAAAGTTTGCTGGAAATCGTACCTTTGCAGATTGGACAGTAACATTATTAAATGATGAAGATTTTATCGTTCGCAATGCATTCGAACGTTGGATGAATGGAATTAATGCACATAGATTTAACACTCGCTCTGCTTCAGCATCAACACCGATTTCTTATGGCACTGATGCCTTCGTGAAACACTATGGTAAGACAGGTAAGATAATCAAACAATACAAATTTATTGGTATGTTCCCGAATGATATTGCACCAATCGATCTTGATTGGGGTAATAATGATGCTATCGAAGAATATTCAGTGACCTTTGCATATCAATGGTGGGAAGCTGCTGCCGAAAGCGTTTTTTGATCATCATGATCATTATTTTATCATGGAGTTAATTTATGGCAGGAATTAATTTATTCGGATTTCAAATAGTCCGAGGAAAACCGACAGAAGATTTACAACCAGCAGTCACTGCACCGACAACTGATGATGGTGCAGTGACAATTGCCTCTGGTGGATATTTCGGTACTTATCTAGATTTAGATTCCTCGTTTAAAACAGAAAATGATCTTATCACGCGATATCGTGAGATGGCAATGCAGCCAGAACTCGAATCAGCAATTGATGATATTGTCAACGAAGCAATTATTCATGATGAGAAAGGAAAATCAATTACAATTATTCTTGATGATTTAGATCAACCTGATAATATTAAAGATATGATTCGTGCAGAATTTTATGAGATTTTGCGTTTACTCGATTTCTCGAACAATGGTAACGATTTATTTCGTCGTTGGTATATTGATGGTCGACTGTATTATCAAGTATTAATTGATGAGAAACAACCTAAAATTGGTATTCGCGAATTAATTTATTTAGATCCACGTAAAGTGAAGAAAGTTCGCATTCTCGATAAGAAAAAAGATCCTCGCACAGGAATTGAAGTTATAACAGGATCTAGAGATTTTTATATTTACAATGAAAAAGCAACACAAACAGGTCAAACATTTGTTTCTTCACCATCAGATGCAGGTGTAAAAATTGCTGCTGATGCAGTTGTAAATGTAAATTCGGGATTAATGGATCCGAAACGAAGTATGGTTTTATCATATCTTCATAAAGCAATTAAACCACTAAATCAATTAAGAATGGTTGAGGATGCGATTGTTATCTATCGTATTTCTCGTGCACCAGAACGTCGTGTATTTTATATCGACGTTGGTAATATGCCTAAAATAAAGTCAGAACAATATCTTCGCGACATTATGACAAAATTTCGCAATAAAGTTGTTTATGATTCAGCAACTGGCGAAGTCAAAGACGATCGTAAATTTATGTCAATGATGGAGGATTTTTGGATTCCTCGTCGTGGTGAAGGAAAGTCAACAGAAATTACGACACTTCCTGCTGGTCAAAATCTTGGTGAGTTGTCAGATGTGCGTTACTTTGAACAAAAACTATACAAATCATTAAATGTTCCCGTGTCAAGACTTGAGTCACAAACAGGATTTAGTTTAGGTCGCGCAACAGAAATTACTCGCGATGAATTAAAATTTATGAAGTTTATTGATCGACTTCGAGCTAAATTTACATTAATGTTCGATGAATTGATGGAGCGTCAATTAGCACTTAAAGGTATTTGTTCTGTTGATGAATGGAACGAATTAAAACAAAAAATTCACTATGACTTTTTAAAAGATAATAATTTCGCTGAACTTAAGAATACAGAACTACTCGCGTCAAGATTACAAATTATGACACAAATCGATCCATATGTGGGAACATATTTCTCGAAGAGTTGGATTCGTAGGCACGTTTTAAATATGAATGAAGAAGAAACTCAAGAAGTCTTACAACAAATTGAGCAAGAAAAATCAGAGCAACCAGAAATTGCTGAGAATGAATCTAATCCGAGCAATGTTACTCCGATTAGTTCTGCAGAATCAGCGCCTCAGAATAATGACATTAATTCAGTATTTAAATTACAATTGGCTAAATAATTGGAGACATTATGGATACCGTAGAATTAGTAAATTTGGCAATCGCAGGTGATAGAGAGGCTTTAGTAGCAGCATTCGATAATGCCATGGCTGCTAAAGTTACAGATGCATTAGAAATTAAAAAAGTAGAAATCGCATCGAATTTATTAGATACAGAAGGAACAGATGAAGTTACAGACACTACGCTCGAAGTTGATGGAACAGATGGATCAGCAGATGCCGACGCCATCCCAGCAACAGCAGAGCCAACAGAGACAAACTAGAACTAACGCACAGCGCATTGCTCAGTTAGTTCGTGCTGGCTTAATGAAAGCCAGTGAACTTCCTGCACTTAAAGTTGCACTCGCACGACAATCTAAAGTTGGTGATGTCGCAAAACTTCCAAGGAATCAACGGGATGTTTTAAATCGATATTATCAAGGAACTGCTGCAGCTGCATTAGCGTCACAACAATCTGTAACTGCAGTTCGTCGCAATATTCAAAATGGATATGAAATTTCGCGAGACGATTATATTAGCGAGTCGACAATTATTGATCCTCCTATGATGTTAGTTTTAAAGCGTAGAGGAATTCGTATTTTTCCTGATGGTAAGCGTGTAGCATTGTATAACAATGAAAAATTAGGTTTATCATTTACAATTCCATATGAGGCTGCAGGTCCAGAAAAAGAACTTGTTGGCGTTTCTGAAGAAGAAATTATGGAAAACTTAGATCAAGTTTCTGCATTCGCACAAAAAGGTGATGGTGTAACATCTGCATCAAAACATTTTAAATTTGCTGATGGTAGCAAATTAAAAGTCAGTCACGGTGCAGCAAAAGCCATTCATATGGTGCATGGCGCACTTAATGACGAGAATAAAAAGAAATTTGCTGACATGCTTACAACTCCGAAAGGTTTTGAGAAAGCCGCTCATTTTGCGCTAAATCGAGTACAGTTCACTATTGGCGGCAAATAAATAAATGATAAGTATTTTAAAAGTTATTAAAGAAGTAATTATTGAAGCAGTAAAACGAAATCGTAATGTAATTCGAATGGGGCGTACAAAAATTATTCGTGCGCGTGTTCGAACTATTGGTGGTAAACCGACAGTACAGCGTAGAAAGAAATTTTCTGCTGTTAAAGGTTATACAATTCGTGGTGGAAGAGTTACACGCATGACCTCTGCAGAGAGACTCAAGCGTCGTATCTCGCAACGGAAAGCAAAAATTAAACGTAAGGCAAAAAAAGCTCGCGCGTTAATTAAAAGAAGAAGATCAATGCGTCGTAGGCAGTCATTAGGGTTAAAATAGATGAAATTAATTACCGAAACAGTTGAAGAAGTAAAGATGATCGTCGAAGAGAAAAACGGCGTGAAAACACTTTACATTCAAGGTCCATTTTTAGTTGCCGAAACAAAAAATAAAAATGGTCGTATGTATAAAACTGATACTCTTGCGAAAGAAGTTGATCGTTATAATGAGGAGTATGTTTCTAAGAATCGTGCGTTTGGTGAATTAGGTCATCCAGATTCTCCAACAATTAATCTCGATCGCGTATCGCATCTAATTACCTCGTTAAAACAAGAGGGTAATCAATGGGTCGGTAAAGCAAAAATTCTCGAAACACCAATGGGTAAAATCGCCAAGTCTCTTATGGACGGTGGTGCAACTCTTGGTGTTTCTTCACGTGGCATGGGATCTCTTAAAGAGATCAATGGTGTTAACGTGGTACAAGACGATTATTATCTAGCCACAGCGGCAGATATCGTGGCGGATCCATCCGCTCCAGGCGCTTTTGTACAGGGCATTATGGAAGGTAAAGAGTGGGTATGGGATAACGGTAAAGTCAAAGAAATTGATATTAATCGTTACTATGAAGAAATTAAAAATGCTCGGCAAAAGCAATTAGATGAAGTTGCATTGAAGATCTTTTCAAACTTCGTGTCAAAACTTTAAATTTTATAAATATATTTACTTCTTTAGGAGTTTAAACCAATGAGTAAGACATTATCAGAATCTGCTGCTGAAATCCTTAAATCATCGCTTGCATCTGCGGCGAAGGATCCAGCAAAAAAATTGCCAGGCGAAGAGGAAGATCTCGGTGGAGCAACATCAGCTGATCCAGCTGGTGGTGAAGTCGGCAAAAAGGCTGCAGCCAGCGTTGGCGTAGCGCCGAAGCCAGAACCGAAGGGTGACGCTAAATCCGCTAAAACAGACGCAATGGAAGAAGTTCAAGCTGAAGAAACAGCTGAAGTTGTTGCTGAGGATGCATCGGAAGAAGAAGAAGTCGTTGAATTCTCAGAGGAAGAACTGGCAGAAGCAAAGAAAAAGATGAAAATGGATATGATTGCCAAACATAAGGGTTCGATGGCTGAAGATGTCGACGCTCTTTTCAATGGCGAATCATTATCTGAAGAATTCCGTACAAAAGCAACAACGATTTTTGAAGCAGCGGTACAGTCGCGCGTTGAGAAAATTGTTGAAGAAGTCATTAACGAAAACGATTCCATTATGGAAGAAGTTGTTGATGAAATTAAAAACGAGCTCGCGACACAAGTTGACGATTATCTTAACTATGTTGTTGAGCAATGGATGGAAAACAATCAAGTAGCAATTGAATCAGGATTACGCTCAGAGTTGACCGATGAATTTATCAACGGTTTAAAGAATCTCTTCGCGGAACACTATATCGATCTTCCAGAAGAGAAGCTCGAAGTGGCTGAAACACTTGCTGCTAAAGTCGTTGAGATGGAAGAAGCAACAGCTGCTCGTGAAGAGCAATTCGCTGCTCTCTCGAAAGAACTTAACGAAGCAAAGAAAAACGAAGCAATTCGCAAGATTTGTGAAGGTCTAACCGAAGTACAAGTCAGCAAAATGAAATCGCTCGCAGAGAGCGTGGAGTTCACCACAGAGGGTGATTTTAATAATAAACTCGCAGTTATTCGCGAGAACTACTTCCCAACAAAGAAAATTGTGAGTGAGGTAAAGGTGTCTGATGAGACGTCAACAGAACAACCCGAAGTAGCAACACCTGCATATATGGATCGTTATGTTAAAGCAATCTCGAAATCACTACCAAAGTGATATTTTTAACTTGAACGGAGAAATCTAACATGTATTTAAATGAAACACATGCAAAGAAGTGGGCTCCTGTTCTTGATCACCCAGAACTCCCAAAGATCAGCGATCCATACAGACGCGCTGTTACTGCCCTAGTTCTCGAGAACCAAGAGCGAGCCATTCAAGAAGAAGCCGCAAATATGGGTCGTTTGTTTGAAGCAACACCAGTCAACGTTGCTCCAACATCGCCATCTTCAGGCAATCTTCAAGGCTTCGACCCAATTCTGATCGGATTGGTGCGTCGCGCTCTTCCAAACCTTATGGCTTATGATATCTGTGGCGTGCAGCCAATGACAGGTCCGACAGGACTTATCTTTGCGATGCGCACACGTTATTCGGCACCGAATGGCGCGGAAGCATTTTATGACGAAGCAAACACAGTGTTCGCAGGAACAAATGGAAACGGTACAGTTGCCAACGCAATCGTGTCGCTCAGCCAAAATGTTGCTGCAATGACAACAGCAAACACTGGTACAGGTCTGAGCACAGCAACTGCTGAAACACTTAACATGGCAAACATGGCGTTCTCGATTGAGCGTGTGTCTGTCACTGCTAAGACACGTGGTCTGCAAGCATCTTACACGATGGAATTAGCACAGGATCTCAAGGCAATTCATGGTCTTGACGCTGAGACGGAACTTACAAATATCCTCTCGACAGAAATCCTTGCTGAAATCAATCGTGAAGTTGTTCGTACAGTCTACGCGACAGGTGTGGTAGGTGTTGTTGGTGCATCTTCTGCAACTTTCAACTTATCTAGCAACAGTGATACGTCAGGTCGCTGGCAGGTTGAGAAGTATAAGAGCCTCTTATTCGCAATCGAACGCGCAAGCAATAAGATTGCAAAAGATACTCGTCGCGGCAAGGGCAACATGCTTATCCTCTCGACGGATGTTGCATCAGCTCTCGCAATGACTGGTCTGCTCGATTACAATTCGGCACTGTCGAACAACACGAACTTAGCTGTCGACGATACAGGTAATACCTTCGCGGGTACACTGTTCGGACGCATCAAAGTTTATGTTGATCCATTCTCTGTGACAGGATCTGATTATGTCGTAGTTGGATACAAGGGATCGTCGCCATATGACGCTGGCTTGTTCTACTGCCCATACGTTCCGTTGCAGATGGTGCGTGCAATTGATCCAGATAACTATCAACCGAAGGTTGGATTCAAGACTCGCTACGGCATGGTCTCAAATCCATTCGCGGATGGAAGTTCTGCAGCATTGGCAGGTGCGCTTACGACGAATACAAACGTCTACTATCGCAAGTTCCAAGTGTTGAACATCAATCAATAATAGTTTGCCAATCTTATAATAATAATAAGGCAAAGTGAACTGGGGGGAGCAGAAATGCTCCCCCTTTTTTATTCACTAAATATTTGTATCGTTCGAGGATTTTAAATGACAGTATTAAATCGAAATCCAATCAATACAGATTTATTACAAAGCACTAAATTTCGTGTAACTTTTTCAAGATTACCAGGTGTTACATATTTCTGTAATAGTGCAAATTTACCAGGAATCTCATTAACTGAAATTCCAATGCCAACTCCATTCGTAGAACTATACCTACCAGGAGAAAAAGCAATTTATGATACGTTTAACATTACTTTTTTAGTTGATGAAGATTTACGAGCGTGGACCGAACTTCATGATTGGATTCGTGGTGCAACTTTCCCTACAAAATTTGAAGAATATGTAAATCTCGCAAGAACAAATCCAGGCGCGAATATTCGCGCTGCAAGCGTACGACCACCAGTC